TGGTGCTGGTGCTTTCTCAGAAGTGAACTTTGCACCAAAGAGACTGACAGCTCACATTGACATCTCAAAGCAGTTCTTGGCACAAGACTCTGTCAGTGCTGAAGCAATGCTGAAAGAAGATATTATCCTGGCAATCGCTTCAAAGCTTGAGAGCACTATTCTTGGCAAAGCAAACGTCAGTGCAACACAGCCTCTTGGCTTGTTTTATGGAGCAATATCCAATGCTGATGCAGCAAACTTTGCAGACATGGTTGCAATGGAGACATCAGTTGATTCAAGCAATGCCTTGATTGACAACCTTGCTTACATCACCAATGCTGGTGGAAGAGGAATTCTGAAAACAACAGACATTGGAACTGACACAGGCAAGATGCTTCTTGACAACAATGTCATGAATGGCTATCCAGTATATGTGACCAATCATGTTGCAAAAGAACTGCAAACTGGCACAGATGAATTCGGTGTGATATATGCAAATTGGAAAGATTTTGTGATTGCACAATGGGGTGGAATTGACTTGATTGTTGATCCTTATACGGTTGCAACTGAAGGACAAGTGAGAATTGTTGTGAATGCATATTTTGATGCTAAGTTCAAGAGGACAGTTTCATATTCTGTTGCTTCAATAAAGTAATCTGAATCATATTCCAGAGAGAGGCTGAGTGATCAGCTTCTCTCTTCATCAATTTAATCAATAAGGATATGGCATACATTTCATTGACAGAAGCAAAGAGTCATCTTGTGGTTGATATTACATGGACTGATGATGACACATACATCACTGAATTGATTGACATGGTTGAAGTTGTGGTTGCTAATCACATACATGACACTCTTGCTGATCTTGAGGTGGATGGTGAATTGCCGAAGCCTCTGCTGCATGCAATGAAGCTAATGATGTCAAACTTCTATGAGAACAGAGAACCTGTTGTCATTGGAACAACCACAGCTGCACTGCCATACTCAATGGAATATCTTCTTGAACCTTACACTAATAGAACAATATCATGAGAGCTGGAAAGTTGAGAGAAAGCATTGACATATACAGACAAGTCAGTTCAACTGACTCAGACTTTGGATCAACTGAAAAGAGCTTTGTGTTCTATTTGAAGTCAAGAGCTGAAGTCAGATTCTTGAATGGTGCTGAGCTGGTCATGAACTCAGCTGCAACCAACACAACTAATGCAGTCTTTTATATGAGATTCAAAGAAGGAATCACAGAGACAATGCAAGTCTGGTTCAGAGGTGACAAGTTTAATATTGAATACATTGAAGAAGACAGGAAGAAGAAGATGCTCAAGTTGACAGGCTCAAAGATTACAATATAATCATGGGGGTCTTTAAAAATCTGTATACTCAAGGATATAGGCAGAATCCAAGCGGCTCTGTGAAAGTTCCAAGAGGCTCACCAAAAGGTGATGGAGTTTCAATCTCTTATAATTTATTTGGTGTAAAAGAGCTTGATGATCTTTTTAGTGATCTAAATACAACAACTCAAAAGAGTATCATGATTGCAGCATTTAGGAAAGCTGCAAAGCCATTGGTTGCGGATTCAAAATCAAATTTGCTGGCAAGAACGAATGCCAAAGCAAGTGGCAGCTTATACAGATCAATTGGTGTGAAGCCACATAGAAGGCTTCCAATCTTGAAGATCGGTGCAAGAACGTCAAGCAATTGGGCCGGCTATCATGGACATCTTATTGATGATGGAACAGTCATGAGATCATATATAACAAAGTCAGGTGTTGAACACAAGACTGGTGCAGTGTCACCAACCAACTTCTTCAATGATGCATTGCAGCAAAATCAAAGCAAGATCATTGGTGCTGTCAGAGATGAACTCTTTAGAGAGTGGACAATGAGACAAGTCAAAGCACAAATAAAAGGAAAGACAAAATGGTAAACAAAGCAGTATATCACATTCTAAACAATGACACAGCAATCAATGCACTGGTCACTGGTGTCTTTCCAATAGTAATGCCAGAAGGAACTCAAGCACCTTGCCTTGTCTTTCAGAGAGAGACACTTGATGTCACTTATGACAAGAGCGGTGCAGTGATTGATTCTTCTGATGTTGCAGTTATCATGTTTGCAAAGTCTTATCCAGATGTTGTTGACATCACTGATGCTGTAAGATCAGCACTTGAGCTTGTCAAAGGTGTTCACAATGGAGTGACAGTGATTCACTCAAGAGTTCGCAGAGGTGAAGAAGGCTATGACATTGAGTCTGACACATACTTTCAAAAATTAACATTCAGTATAACAACATCTAAAATTTAGTATTATGATAATGAACGGAACAGACCTGTTGCTTTTTTACAGCACAGATGAAGGTTCAACATACACAGCTTTTGGACATGCAACAGCACATTCAATTAGTTATGATATGGGAACAAGAAAAACTTCCACAAAGAGCACTGGCACAGCAGACACTGTTGCACCACTCAGAACATCATTCAGTGGTTCACTTGATGGTCTTGTGACCTATGTTGCAGATTGTGATTATCACAAGTTACTTGGCTTTATCAAGGCAAGAACTATGTTAAAGATTGCATCTGCAAGTGCCACTGGTGCAGGAGTACCAGATTCAGCACAAGTTGCAACTGGAACAGCTGGATATTATACAGGAGACATCTATCTCACCAATGTATCAAAGACTGCATCTGATGAAGACAATGTGTCTTATTCAGCATCATTCATTGGTAATGGTGACATCACAGCTGTTGATGGAACAAAGGCCTAAACAGTAAGTAATATAAACAAGCTCTGTCTGCTCAATGTGGGCAGAGCTTTATTTTTAATCAAGCATAAAATTAAGCACACATGGAAGTAAAAAGCAGACAGTACAAAACAAATGGTAAAACACTATGGTTCAGACCTAACTTCAGAGCATCTATTGAATATGAAAGAGTCTGTGGTGAAGCTCTTGGTGAGTCAACAGGTATTGAAAAGAATCTCTTGTATCTATTCACTGGCACAATTGCTGGTATGAAGAAGGCTGGACTTGAATTCACTATGTCATTTGAAGAATTCATTGACTTCATTGATGATGACTTTGATGTGCTCAATAGGATGATGGAAGAAGAAAGGAAAGATAAAGCTGAAGACACAAAAAAGTAACAACCACTTTGACAAGATTCAGCTGGCTGGATTGCTACAAGATAGCTGTTGGAATCATGAAGATTGATCCAGAGTACTTCTTGAATGATATGAGTCAACAGGCATATGTTCTTGCATACAATGGATATGATGAGCAAAGAAGGGATCAGTGGGAGCAGGCAAGACAGATTGCATATATATCTGCAAAGCCACATATGAAAGGCAATCCAACAGCACAGCAGTTCATGCCGTTAAAGTGGGATAAAGAGCAGGCAAAAAGAACATCAAGCAAAGAGAGATTTGAAGAACTCAAGAACATCTTTGGTAAAATTATAAAGTAATGGCAGAAAAGAATTTCAGCTTAGTTGTTGAGCTTCAAGCAGACATTGACAAGTTTGTCAAGAACATGGACAGAGCCAAAGGCAAGAATAAGGACTTTGGTAATAATACTAAGAAGTTCAATGACTCTGCAAGCAAAGGCTTTGGCAAGACTCAAGGCACTGTTGTTGGTCTTGGCAATTCATTGTCTGGTCTTGGTGGCACAGCTGGAATGCTCACTGGTCAGTTCACTGATATGTTCTCTCAGATCGGCAAAGGTGGAGGCAAAGGAGCTCTTGTTATGGCAGCAGTTGCAGCAGCAGTTGCATTGATCTCTAATGCTGTGAAGGAATCCAGAAGAGAAATGGATGAATACAGCAAGAGCTTGAACACCATCAAAGATGGCTATGCTGGTTTTACAAGAGCAGCAAAGGATGCATGGAAAGCTGAGAGAGATATTCAGAAGGGAAGAAGAAAGCAAGCAACAAGAGGCATGTTCAGAGTCACAACTTCAGCTGAAGGTGAACAGCTTGCAGCAACACGCAAAGAAGCTCGTGAGCAGCTGAAGCTGATCAGAGGTCAGAAAGACAAGCATGACTGGCAAGATGATTACAATACACTTTTACAACAAGAGCTTGATCTCAAGATGATCTTGCTGGACAAAGAAGTTGAATGGAAGAAGCTTGATGCTGAGAGAGCCAATGCAAAAAGAATTGCAATGCAGACTGATGCTGATGCTGCTGTCAGACAAGAAGCACTTAACAAGTACACACTTCTGACCAATGCAATTCTGGCAGATAAGACAAAGATATATTCTGAGCAGCAAGAGATTCAAGAAGAGATGTTCAACTATGCATCAAGTACATATGATGATGCAGTGAAGCTCAAGGCAATAGAGGCAAAGATGTATGACATCAGAGTGCAAGCCAATAATGAGCTGGCTGAATCTGATGAGAAGCAGAGATCAATCACTGCTCAAGTTGCAAAGGAACTTAAAGACAGAGAAGCGATTGCTAAAGCAGCAGCTGCTGCTGCTCTTGTAGAAGCTGCTGAATATGACACTAAAGACTGGATGACGGAGAAGTTCTCAGAAGGCTTTGAGCCAAAGTTGGACAAGCCAGAGTCTGATTGGATCACCAATGCTTTTAATGCAAAGATGAACATTCTATCTGAAAGAATGCAAGTTGATCTTGACAACATGAAGGCTCAGATGGAGGAAGGACTTGATGAGATTCAGACACTTATTCAAGACAGTATTGCTGGCATGGTCGGCACTATTGCAGAGGGTATTGGTTCAGCACTGGTGTCTGGTGACTGGGAATCAATGTTTGACAATGTGCTCTCAGCAGTTGGAGAGTTCATGTCACAGATGGGTGCACTGTTCATATCTTTTGGTGTAGGCTCACAAGCATTCCAAGCACTGCTTGGCAACATTTCAAATCCAGCAGCAGCCATTGGCTTGATTGGTGCTGGTGCAGCACTCATGGTGATTGGTGGTGCTATCAAAGCAACAGCTTCATCATATGGTGGTGGTGGTTCTGCATACAATGGTGGCGGTGCAGCAGCTTCTGCACAACAGCAGAATGACTTCACTGTAAAGTTTGAAATAGAAGGAGACAAGCTTGTTGGAGTCACTGAGAACTACAACAGAAAGAAATCTAATTATAGGTAATTATGGCTGTCAAATACAGGATTGAATACGATGATATTGATGAGAACACCACAAAGATAGACATTGCTTCAGCCAGTTATTCTGGTGCAGTGATCACTTTGCTTGGTGCTGAGAATCCTCTTAGCATTGACTTGCCAGCTTGCAAAGACATCTTTGATCCAGTGCAAGCTTCTGGTGGTGTTGTCAGAGTACTGGCAAAAGACTCTGATGATCTGAGAAGCTTATACACTGCTGATCCAAAAGAATTCACAATATCAATATACAAATCAACAGTTCTGTTCTTTCATGGTTACATCAGTACTGGCTATTATTCAGAACCATTCAGTGAGTACGACAACTATGAGATCAGCATAATCTTCAATGATGGTCTGAACTTGCTTGATAGATATGATTATCTGGATAGTGGTTCAACATACACAGGAGAAGACACAGTGCTTGATGTTGTCAGAAGATGCATTGATCAGATTGGATTGTCAACAACTCACATCATGATTGGTGAAGATATGCTCTACACTGGACAATCAACAGGTTCAACATACACTCTTCTTGATCACATCACTGTGAACAATAAGAATTACTATGATGAGAATGACACGCCAATGAAGTTCAGAGAGGTGCTTGAAGGCATTTTAACAGGTCTAGGACTGATCAGCTTCATGTACAATAATAAGTTCATAATACTTGATCCATTGATGCTTGAT